TAGTCATCTGCAAGGTCACACACCACTGGTGTATAGCACTAACAAGTATGCTCAAGGTGGCAACAACGACAGTATGCGCCAATGGGTTATGCATAAGATGAACGTCGAGAACATCGAGAGGAAGAGGATTTCAGACTTGGAGGCTCAGGTTGCGAGGCTTGAGAAGATAGTAGATAGCATCACCTCCAACAAGAGGGTAGTCGGCTCTGTCTTGAGGAAGGAGATGAAGTCTGATTACTTCAAGGACAAGGTGGATGCCATTGTGGTCAAGAGACTGCGAAAGAGTTTGAGGAATGACAGAGGTGAAGAGGAATGAACATATTCACACTAGATGATTCACCTAGAACTTCAGCGAAGATGATGCTGGACAAACATGTGGTGAAGATGCCAACTGAGAGTTTGCAGATGCTGTTCACTATTCTAGACCATCTCGGTTTGGAAGCAGGTTGGAAGCCTGTGATGTTGAATCACCCCTCCACCATTTGGGCGAGGGAGACGAAGCAGAACTTTCAGTGGTTGCGTGAACATGCCTATGCCTTGTGCAGCGAATATACCAACAGGTATGGCAAGACCCACAAGGTCGAAATTCTGATGAACGAGTATTCCTGTCAGATGGATGAGGCAGAGAGACTTCTGCCTGATGATGCACTGACTCCGTTTGCAATCGCTATTTCAGAGAACATGAAGTGCAGATTGGTTGATGGATTCGATAAGATGTCAACTATCGAAAAGTACAGACAGTATTACATCCACGACAAGTGGCGATTCGCTACTTGGAAGACGCAAGAGCCTGAATGGTGGCCTCAAGACCATTACCTCAAGATGTCGCTTGAGGAAAAAAGAATCAACGACGCAATCCTAGTCAAGTGGGGATTGATATGAAGGCGATTAGAATAATTAGAGAAAGCATATGCAGTATATGCAATGGAACGGGAACGGCAGTTTTACAAACCGCATATGGTGAGAAAGAACCCGTCCCTTGTCTGTGTCAGTGTGAACCGACTTACAGTGAGTGGTTGGCATTACACGGAATTGAAGAAGAATGAAAGGGTATATCCGATTCACCAATGGTATTGTCTCTGTTGAAGAGATGCAAGCATTCACTTGGAGACCATTGGATGAGGATGACCCATTGATGGACAGATTCAGGAACAGAGAACACGACCACATTGAGAAGTTCTTCAGCATCCTGATATTCCTTCGTGGTGGTCAGAAGTTTATGACTGCCACAACTAAGAACAACTTGAATGACATGATTAAGAGATTCAAGCATAAGAACAAAGGTGAACAATATGAATATAATAATGAGAATATGGGGGCGGAAAGCCCTTGAAGATGAGTATGACGATTTGACTAATTGTACTCTTGATGCTGCTGCGATGTCGTATGGTGAAACATATGAGAGCATAATAGATTTGGCAGGAACGCCAAACATCAATGTCCTTTGGAGAAAGGAACGTGTGTATCTTGAGATACTGAAGAAGAAGAGAGTAGAGCGAATCTTGATGGCAATCCCAAAATTGATTGGTGGTTTGCTTCAAGCGTTGATTCCCAAAGACGAATTCGATGGGAGGTATAAGAAATGAAAGAAGTAATAGAAATAATGAGAATAAAAATGAAAGACATGAAAGATGCATTCTTCGGCAAGAAGCCGGACATCATGAAAGACCCCGCACACTGGCAAAGAGTGTTTTTGAGGGCTGGACATGATAAGTCTCTGCGAATGCTAGAAGAGACTAAGAGACAAGGATATGAATGGTGATAATATGGAAAATGTAGTTGAATTTAGATTAGTGAATGACCCGACGATGCCGCCGATAATAATAACGATGGATGATACCGATATGCCGAAAGTGGTTCTGAATGCAGAACACAGGATTTGGCTATCATTGCATCGTAAGACGATAGGCGGTTGTGCAGAAGCACTGTTTGGTAAGATAAACGAACTTCTCACTGCTTTCTTAGCAGAGCAGAGAGGTTACGAGATGATGGATAGAACTGATGAGCATGAATAGAGATATTGGAAGATGCGCGAATTGTGGAAGGATGGGAGTTTTATGGAAGTCCTTCGTTGGAAGAGGCGTCTTCTGCAAGACATGTTCCAAAGAAACATATGTAGGTGAATAAAATGGATAATGAGTATATTACAGCAAAGAAAGAATTAGGAAACGGCAGATGGGATAAGAAACTGAAGGAGAATATGACTGACCTTTCTATCTCGGATAACTATGATGATGCGAAGCATGAGTGGATTGCAACAGGAGAAGTTTGGTGGCAGGGTATTGGGACTCCAAGACCCGATTGGGCATCGAATCATCCTAACCAGTGCTTATGCACACATCGAATAGTGTATCATTTCGAGATTCATAATACTGAGACTGGTGCTAGAGAGTGTGTTGGTTCAGACCACATCAACTCCTACATGATTCTCAGAGCAATCGTAGAAGAGACAGGAATGGATGCTCAGTCAATCACTGAGAAAATGATTCAGGAATGGATTGATGTCCGTGTTTCTGCATTGATGAAAGATGCTTGGTGGAGAGCGAATGGTGAGGATTTCACTGACCTGTTCAACAGGGTCAAGGAACTAGATTTGAGAATCAACGTTCGCAGGAGTGGAAGATATGTCTTTGACAAAACACTAGGGATTACTATCCCTGAGACTAAGATTCGCAAGAAGGGCAAGGGAGTGTTTGGCACTATGGATTACGAGATGGCTTCTATCGTTTGGCGATGGAATCATCCTGATAACCCGAAGGCTCAGATTCACACGAAGGGTTTCCCTAATGAGAAACTTATGAATGACATGACTATCTTCGATGCATTACTTGAGAGGCATAAAGCAACTGTTGCTGAAGAGGATGAGAACATCGAGAGTCAGAAACTGAAGAACGAGGAATATCGAAAGCAAGCAGCCATAAGAAACAGCGTTCTTCGTGAGAAGCAGGGGTATGAATTCAGGGAATCCTGTGAGTATTTCGACATCCCTGTATTCTCTGTCGAAATGGCATCGAACAATTGGGAGAAGAGATTCCTGACTGACATGGAGGGTCGCATTCTGAGAAGGAGACACCTCTCAGAACGCCAAGTTGATAAAGTAAAATCAATCTATGAACGTTATAATGATAAGCCAACTGAACGTCAGGTGAATTACCTGCGGGCTTTGGGCTATGATGGAGACATTTCTGATTTAACGAAAGGAAATGTATCTTCATTAATAGATGAACTAAAGGAGGAAAAACAATGACAACAAAAAAGGAAACAAAGAAAGCCGAAGAGAAGGTGGATGAGAAGGATACCCGCATAGCAGAACTTGAGCAGTTGCTCGTTCAGAACAATGCGAACATTCAGACTCTAGTTAACACAGCAAACAACTATATTGCGCTGTGCAGACACTACGAGCAGACCATCAACATCTTGACCGGAAGGCTTCAAGAAGTACAAACACAAAGAACAACAGAATAAAAATGGAGGAAAAAATATGAAATTGATAATAGCAAACGAAACAGGCCACACAGAAATGGAAGTAAACCAAGTCTCTGCTCTTGAGCAGATAAATGACCATCCGACACATTGGGTGTTCATTGACGGAGACATGGTTCTCAGGGAGAATATCCCCGACGTTGATTGGGAGACCGTCAACGAAGTTCGCCTACAACAAGCAGTAGTTGGCGGATGTTAGATTAACACGCAACCCAAGTCTTAGCAGTAGTTAGATTGACTGTCAAGTAGGTGCAAAGCCTACTTCCAATCATAGGAGATGAGAAAATGGAAATACAACAAGAAATACTATCAGATATCACTGTACATATGAAGTATGCAAAGTGGAAAGAAGCAGATAAGAGAAAAGAAACATGGGAAGAGATTTGTCAGAGAAACAGGCAAATGCATTTAGATTCAATAACTAAGAGAGAACTATCGGATGATGTAGTTGAAACTCTCAAGAATAAGATTCACGAAACATACGACAACTATGTTATCCCCAAGAAGATACTACCGTCAATGAGGTCAATGCAATTCGCAGGAAAGCCGATTGAACTATCACCTAATCGTGTGTACAATTGTGCTTACATGCCTATTGACCATTATCTCTCGTTCTCAGAGGCAATGTTCCTATTGCTCGGTGGAACAGGTGTAGGTTACTCGGTTCAACGTCATCATGTTGACAAGTTACCTGAGATTAGACTACCTAACCCTAAGAGAACTTACAGACATCTGATTGCAGATTCAATCGAAGGATGGGCAGATGCAGTCAAGGTTCTGTTTGAGTCTTACATCGGTAAGAGGGCAACTACAGTTAGATTCGATTACTCAGACATCAGACCGAAAGGTGCGTTGTTGAAGACTAGTGGTGGTAAAGCACCCGGCCCACAACCCCTGAAGGAATGTCTAGTTAAGGTCGAAGGCATACTTGCAAACAAGGATAATGGAGACAAACTAACCACATTGGAAGCACACGATATCGTTTGCTACATTGCAGATGCAGTGTTGGCAGGCGGTATTCGCAGAGCAGCACTAATCAGTTTGTTCAGTGCTGATGACGATGACATGATAACATCGAAGTCAGGACACTTTTGGGAGAAGAACCCACAGAGAGCAAGAGCAAACAACTCAGTCGTACTACTACGACACAGAATCAAGAGGGACTTCTTCAACAATCTATGGAAGAGAGTTCAAGACTCAGGTTCAGGAGAACCGGGATTCTATTTCACGAATGACAAGGATTGGGGAACCAACCCTTGTTGTGAGATTGCCCTTAGACCATATCAATTCTGTAACTTGACAGAAGTGAATGTATCAGATGTGTCAAATCAAGCAGAGTTGAACAAGAGAGTGGAACATGCTACTTTCTTAGGAACACTACAAGCGTCATATACCGACTTCCACTATCTTAGGGAAGTATGGAAGAAGACATCCGAGAAAGACGCACTGCTAGGAGTGTCAATGACTGGAATAGCAAGTGGTAGTGTTCTAAACTTAGACATGGAGGCTGCTGCTAACAAAGCAAGAAGCACAAATGAGTATTTCTCAACCGCGTTGGGCATCAAAACGGCAGCGAGAATAACATGCGTCAAACCTGCTGGAACCACCAGTCTAGTCATGGGAACATCATCAGGCATCCATGCTTGGTGGTCTGAATACTACATCAGGAGAATCAGGGTGTTGAAGACAGAGGCAATCTATGATTACCTGATAACCAAGTTCCCTGATTTAGTGGAGGACGACTACCACAATCCGAATCAGGCTATCATCTCCATACCTCAGAAGACACCTGCTGGTAATTCGATAACAAGAGATGAATCAGCATTGGAGATGTTGGAGAGAGTAAAGAGAGTATCAGTCGATTGGGTTGTAACAGGACACAATCGAGGTGTCAACACTCACAATGTTTCTGCAACTGTCAACATCCGTGAGGATGAATGGGATGACGTAAGGAACTGGATGTGGAAGAACAGAGACTTCTACAACGGTCTTTCTGTGCTACCTTTCGACGGTGGGGTGTACAAACAAGCACCACACGAACCGATAGGTAAGAAGCAGTACGAGACCATGCTAAAACTTCTGACTGAGGTTAATCTAACAGAAGTCGTTGAGTTAGAAGACAACACTGACCTGCAAGGCGAACTTGCTTGTGCAGGCGGAGTCTGTGAAATATGAATAGAAAGCAAATATTAGAAATTGAGGATGAAATTGTATCTAGTCTAATCAATGCTGGTGCAAAGGCAAGAATATCCAATATGTATCGCAATACTAGGGCCAATCCTAGAAGGTTTCCATCCACTTTCATACTCAATGCTATTAGATATTATATCCGCGAGGGATATAGTACACTAACGAAAGATGAGTTGTATTCGATATACGACTTGAAATTATACAATAAAAGAAATGGTGATATTAATGAAAATGAAAGTACAACTACCACGAATGAGAACGGACTATAGAAGTCAGAGGGATATGACATCCTCCTTTCTATTCAAGACCAATAATCCTGACTTCAATCGAAGGAACAACAGAAGAATGAATCGTTATGGTGAAATAGAGATAGCCTGCTACAGAATGGGTAACAGGAAATATCACTCGGAAGGATATTGGAACACTCTATCAGAGCAGATGCACAGGAGTTTCATGCACTTGGATACTTCATCCAACGCTCTTTCTAGTGAGATGTCCTATTTCACATTCAGGTACAAGGATGGTGATGCTTCTATCGTTTTGCGAAAAGACGGTAGCAAGTGGTATATGAATGGCGTTAAGAAGAATCAGAAGGATGTTGCGATTGCACTTGCAAAGGTAATTGCCTATGGAGCGCAGAACAGAAGTCGCAGAAACATGGTCGAGTATATTGAAAGAAACATCACATACTCAGGTAACGTCCTACATGCACTGGAAAACAGAACACCTTACTGGTTCTACAAGGACGGCAGACAAATCAAGGTGAAAATCAATACCAAGTTAATCGGTAAGGAAGATATTGCCTTTGAGATTTCGGAGAATGTATGGGCATCAACCAATCTAAACGATGCTAATGTATTCATCGACTGTTACAGGAACGGTGCTTCACGCTCCAAGAAGTGGGCTAACATCAGCCCATCCAACCTTTGGTTCAATATGTTCGGAAGTCATGCTTCTGAATCAGAGTTACAATTGATGACTGCTTGGCTTCTTCAGAACAGAACCGATGTCATTGTGGAAGAGCGAGCGTTTGAACTTCTTCAGAATATGGATTCTACTTATGATGCGATTACTCTTGTGAATGTAAATAGTCCTGTTTTCCAACCTGATAAATTAGGTGGACTATCAAAAACCCTTGATTTTGGATTATGTGTTCATGGAGAACTTGGAGATTGGCTGGTTTATCCAAACGGCTACACTTCCGGTACTCAGAGATGTAGTTCGGTGTTCTATGGTAATGATGGGAAGATAAGCGGTCCATTCTGCATCGATGACATAAATGGCAAGAATGTGGTTGGAGACCAAATAGCAACAAGAGCAATGCTGTTGAAGAATGATAAAATGGCATTGCAAATGGTATCGACTCTGCGTGAAATCAAGTCTACTAGATATAGACTGAACAAGAGATTAGTTGAGAAGGCGAAATATCAAGGGAAACCCAACATGAGAGGTGAAAGAAGATGAACAGCGTATGTGCAGAATGCAGGTGTACCTCATTCACCTTCGATGACCATCTAGGTGAGAATGTGTGTGATGATTGTGGTTTAGTCCATGTAGTCAGGCCATTTGAGGAATCAGTTAGAGGCGTGGACTACAACGGGAAGAGACTACGTGAACCTACTAAGGGCAGATTGGGTTCTATCATCATGGAGACTGACTCCAATCAGATGTTCAGGATGAAGAAGCACAATAAATGGGCAAGCAATGACTCAGAGACAGACATCAGAACAGTCAATCAATGTATGATGATATTGTCTAACTACTCATTCAAGAACGTCGAGTTGGTTAGGTCATATCTACGTTCGCTGAACAGCGAGCGTGTATTCAATGGTATACCCGTCGAACACAGGTCAGCGTCCTTGACTTACTACATCATCAAGGAGTCAGGGATACCCATGAATCTCACTAAGCATAGTGACTTCTGCATGGTTGAGAGAAAATACATCTCTAGATACGGTAAGAGAGTAGCCAAGCATTTCCGTAAGTCACACATCCTATCTACGATAAACCCAAATCAAGTAGCGTCAACCGTCTTGGATAAATTGGATAACGTGTCTAGCAATTACAGACACAACACTCTCATCATGATTGATTTTGTAAATCGATACTGTGATTTAATCGCTGTTAGGTTTACACCAAACAAGATTTGCGCTATTATCTGGGCGGTTTCCGTCATGGAAGATGAAAGACACCATACACAAGAACTGATTCGCAAGGCATCAGGCAACTGTTCCATCATGGGGATAAGAGCATCGTTAACTGAAATTTGTGAGTGGTTTGGCATAGACAAGAAAGACTTGTTGAATATGAAAGTAGCAGAGTTTGTACATGGAACATGGAAGTGATAGTATGGAAGAAGTAATTAACACATTGAAAAGAATGCAAATCCACTTCAGTAAATTTATTGAAGAATATGAAAGCCTGCCGCAGTTGAAGAACGTCGTCAGGAGAACTGTTCTGGAAGATGCAATCTCAGTCGTCGGTGCGACGATGGATGGAATAACACATGAGATAGTCGATGCGTGGCATCACTATCAACAGCAACAAATAGATATGAGAATAATAGAAATGAGTGATAAATATGAAAATGAAAAGAATGAATAGAAATGTAATGATAATAGGAGCAGGTGGAATAGGTAGTTTCCTAACTCAATTCCTCCAAAGGCTAGGATATAGAATAACAATCTTCGATGAAGATAGTGTTGAGAGAAAGAATCTCACCTATCAGAACTTCTTTGAGTCTGATATAGGTGAGAAGAAAGTTGAGTGTCTATCAGATAGGAACTACAACACGGTTGCAGGCGGCTCTGTATCAGATGAGCCATATCACGTTCTGATTGAGAAGCAGATGATTGGCTACGACTTGGTTATCTGCTGTGCAGACAATCTAGCGGTCAGGCGTATACTATATCGGCAGGGCTTTGGCTCTGATGCTAAGATTAAGTGGGTTGATTTGAGAGCGCAAGGACGAACAGGCGCGTTAATCTCGTACCTCATTGACCCTAAGATGATGGATGCATTTCTCGCTGGTGACGAGGGTTCCTTCTCCTGCCAATCAGGAGAATGGGATGGCACTCCCCAAGGAGTGGATTGCATGAACATAGCCATTGCTGGTATTGCGACACAGTGGATACAGAAGTGGTTTAACAACAACGATGACGTTGTAGATAAGATGGTGTTGCAAGTATGAGTAAATGCGACTGCAAGGAATGTGCCTGTCACTATCCGCTTGAGACCTTTCTAGGTGAAGCGAGTAGTGCAGGTGCATTTCTGCCACTAGCAAAAGCAAGAGTAATTTGTGGTAGATGTAAACAGAATCTATCATGCGTAAAATGTAGAGGTGAAGAAGAATGAGAGCGAGTTCAAAGATACACGTTGAATATGAAGTATTGAAATATATAATGGATAGAATAGACTTAACAGAATTAGAAGATAGAATGTGTCCTTCAGGTGATGATGTTGCAAGCAAGAGATTCGCAGATGGTGCTGACTCAGTATCCAATCTAGTGAACAACATGATTGTAAGAAGACTGCACAGGTTGCCGAAGAAGCATCCTGCCTACAAGGAGAAGGGAGAATGAGTGAGGTAATTCATTTCTTACTTCTCGGCAAGACGCTATGCGGAGCGATAGCAGAGCCTATCACCAAGAGTAAGGCAGAGACTGCTGAGTTCTGTGACGGCTGCGTTCAGGCCATGTGGAAGGAACAGTATAGAAGGAGTGTACTTCTCCCCTTGCAAAAGGGAATGGACATCAAACAAGTACAGAACGAAATAGAAGAGACAGAGGTTATAGTTGAAGAACCTCGATTGGTCGCACCAAGGCGAATCAAAAGCCTTCGACAATATATGAGGTGAAAGAATGAGTAAAGAGGATGAAAACATAGATGACTTATCAGAAGAAGATATTGGGGAGATTATAACCATAATTTCCACAGATGGATATTACAAGCGAGCAGAGATTGTGAAGGTTGTATGTCCTGTTTGCGGTGAAGAGTTCTTGGGAACCAAGAGACACGCAGGCGGGTTCATCGCAGGTCATAGAGCATATCATGAGTTTGAGAATGAGCAGGATAAAAGAGTAACACAAATGGGAGGAATATAAATGAAAACAGATGAAACAGAATATGATAATAATGGAATAAAGGGATTAGAGATTAAGGATGAAAGTTGGAAAGAGGACATCAAGACTGTGTTTGAGCAAATCGAGTTCGCCTATCCATTTCCCGACCCTCAGACTGAGGCATTCTACACAGTGATATGGAACAAGTCTCTTGAGGCATTTGATTCGCCAAGAGAGGTTCAGGTTATTGTTGATGCCAAAGATGACTTGTATATCAGCGTTGGAACATTTGGGTTTGTTAGTTTCAAAGACCAAGAAGGGCAATTAGGTGGTATGAAGTTACCATTGAAATGCTGGATACACACACATCCATTCGGACAGGCTTTCTTCAGTGGTACTGATTGGGGAACTATCCATTCATGGAAGGGTATGATGGAGAGTGCAACAGTTCTAGGTGATAATCAATTCATTGCCTATGACTGTAATTCAGAAATAGCGAAGAAGGTATACTACGGTATTTACCAACAAGAGCCTGTTGAGAAACCTGATTGGGTGAAGGTAGCAGAAGATGTATTGGATGGTGAAGAAGAATGAGTAAGAAATTTTGGACACTAGCAATTCAATACGATGTTGATGGGGAACCTTGTGACCCACCGCACCACATCCAAGAGAGAATAGTAACTATGATGCAGATAATGCATGAGATAGGATTCGGAATGGATGTTAAGTACGGTTTTGCGCAGAAGGAAATGATGGATATAATTGAGATAGGTGATGAAGAATGAAAGATAAATTCTACAAACTGGCGACAACGGCAGGGAATACGACATTGAATATGGCAGAGGTATCTGCTTATTCAGTAGTCGAAGTACCTGAAGGCATGTTGAAGAGGAATACGTTTGATGTGGAGATACATCTGCGTAGCGGAACTATCTTCACTACCAAGATGACTGAAGCAGAACTGACAGTTTGGGAAGACGTATTCTTCCCTAAATCGGTGGTGAAAGCATGAAGAGATTCAATAGGCATGAAGTAGCAGTGGAAAGAAAACTCGATGAGATTATACTACTGTTAGAACTACAGACCAAGTTGTTAACAGGCTTGGCATTTACAGGAATGATGGAGGGTGAAGAATGAGACAGACTAAGTTGAGTGAATTCGGTGTTACATTTGGTGAGAGACAAACGACTCTAGAAGAGTTCGGCTGCATCTTCCAATAGAATGTAGCAACATATTTATCCTTCCTGTACTTGCGAGAAGCATGAACCGAATAATGACGCTTATGATAGTAGGTGCTTTACTAGCAGGATGTACTGAAGCACTACCCGACCCGCCTGAAGATGAGTTTGACGGGCAGACCAATGACTCTGACTGGATGACTCTTACAGGTGAGTTCACATTGATTATGGATAACTCAACGAATGAAACGCTGATACATGCCCCGACAATTTGGCTGGATGTCAACGCTAGTCACGGAGCGATTGAACTTCAATCATTCATGTATAACATAACACATCTATCCTTTGAGGTCACGAACAACTCCGTTATATTCAACAATTACAGTTGGGTGGACATGCAGGGTTATTTAGTTCAAGGACAGCATTATTGGTCAAGCGGTTTCGCACCTGAATTCGGTAATGCAACCCTACACTTTGCAGCCTTCCCATTCAATGTCACAGTTGACTACGAAGTGGTTTACAGAGTATGGGATGGCAGACAATGAAGAAAGCAGTGACTATTCGTTTTCCTGCTCCGCTTCCTGCTGAGATACCATGTCCTATCTGTGAGGGTAACAAGTGCAGAGTCTGTGAGATGCATGGTAAAATCAAAGTTACCGTCGATGCCAAAGTACCGATACAACGCCATCTAATTGTTCAGTATATCGCTGAACACATGGATGAGATTGCCAACGAACTATCACAAAAATTCGGGTTAGTTCCTGATGTTCAGACAGAGGATATGTTTGAGGTAGGAGGAAAAACATATGAGTTGGTTAAGATAAGTAGTCTCGGTGGCGTCGTGTGGGTGGTACATAGAGTAGATGAGCAAGAGTCTCCCCGATACTTCAAATCGTGGAAGAACTTGCAGCAGTTTAAGGGTGGTTGGCTTGAAGGATGATAAGATAATAGTGAGAGTCCCAAGGAATGGGAGTGACGAATTGATAGTTAGAACTGGCAATTATTGGAATGTTGACATAGTTGACATTCGCTGGCATTCTAACGGAACACCTACGAAGAAGGGTGTTAGAATGAATATGAAAGAAATGGAAGATGTCTATAAGGCACTAGATAAGATAATGAGGAATAAAAATGACAATGATAAGATTCAGCAGGATGTGTGAGTCACTAGAGAATGAAACACCAACAAGGAAGAGATTTCTAATTCACTCTTCTCTATCGCATTTCAGTGATAGAAAAGACGTAATCAGCATACTCGCATTAGAGTATGCTCAGAATAACATTGGGGAAAAGAAGGCCATCAAATGGCTTGCTAAGATATTCGATGTATTTGAAGATGAGATAGAGGACTCTGCATATAGGTGGATGGACTTAGGAGAGGGGATGAAAGAGTTCCTATCCGCAAACAGACCTGATTCAAACATAAGCGTAACAGAGTTTCACAGGTTGTTGGAGTTAGATTGCTCTACGATAAACTCAGATGCCTTCACGCAGATATCTGATGCCATCGGTGCTATGTCTGCTATGGAAGTAAAGTGGTTTATCCGCTATTGGTTGAGAACACCGAGAAACGGAGTAAACAGAAGCACTGTTGAAAAGGCGATGGCTGATTACTATCAAGAGGATGTGAAGAAGCATTCTGTCAGTCACTCACTGACTGGATTGATTCACTATCTAGAGAACAACATTGAGCCACCACAATTAGTGCATGGTAATTATGTGAAGCCCATGCTTGCCAAGAAGTATCTAGGTAAATTACCTGAGAGGTATATCATGGATATCAAGTACGATGGAAATAGATATCAGATTCATCGTGATTACGGTAGCACGATTATATTCAATCGCAAGGGAAAGATAGTGACTGACCAATATTCGGATGTTGTTGAGTTAATGTCTCAATGGGGTAACGGGATAATATTAGATGCTGAGATATATCCTGTGGATTCCGAAGGCAGTCCTGCTAAACACCAATCGCTCGCTACAAGAGTACACTCAAAGGACAAGCAAAAGGCAATAGCGAATTGTCCTGTGAAGTTAGCAGTTTTCGATTGTCTCATGTACAACGGACAATCATTGCTAGATGACACCTACAGCGATAGGCTAGATTATCTAGAGGAATCAATACCATCAGAATATATCGCGCAGTCATTCACTCATGGTAATGTCGAAGCAGCATACAATGTTGCTATCAATGCAGGTTTTGAAGGTGTTATGATAAAGGACTTGGATGCTGTTTACCAATCGAAGAGAACAACATCGCTCTTGAAATTCAAACCACCTAGAATAGAACTTGATGTTACTATAACTTCGGGTGAGTTTGGGAATGGCAAGAAAGCAGGCATGATTGCTACTTACGGTGTATCAGTCAGAAGCGAGTCAGGATACACGGAGATTGGAAAAGTGGGTTCAGGAATATCTGATGCTGAGATGGATGAACTATCAGTTAGATTGAAGAGAATCGTAGACAGTTATACCAATAACAAATACTTCTTCCTGCCAAGAGTGGTACTGGAAGTTACCTGTGATGCGATAACCAAGAACAAGGATGGCACATATGGTATGCGATTTCCTAGAATAGTCAGAATCAGGGATGATAAGTACCCCGTAGATTCTAACACAATTCAAGACGTAGAGGATATGTGTAGCAACATATATTGACTATCCTAGTATCGGAGACATGTGTACAGTAAGGAAAATCTTGATGGTATCTTGATTTCCCTTGCCAACCCTGAAGTGAATATCGTCAGTAGTCCGAAGTCCAAGTTAGGATATCGGGTTAGATTGAGAGTCTGCATCAGGGGAAGAGATGTGTTTCTATGGGGTATCAATCGTTCATTGCTACAACATGAGATTGAATCGAACTACAAATCTAAGGAGCATAGCGGAAGACCAAAACCGATACTAGTTATCAGTGGTTTGGAGAACCTTACTCTGCTGCTGGATATGATGAATGAGAAACTAATCGAGAACGGTGATTGGGAATCTTTCAGAACGTGTCTGAAAATCGTCAAGAGAAAGGAGCATCTTACTGCTGAAGGACTTGATAAGATACTAAAGATGAAGGGGCTGATATGATGTTATGTCCCAGATGCAATCTCAGAGAGACAGAGAAATCCCTCTGTACCGTCTGTGAGTTATCAGTTACATTCCTGAAACCTGAACAGCAGCACATAACTGATGATGATATCATACGGCATCATGTGCTACAGCGCGTGAATGATGGATGTAGAGAATGTGGAAGCAAGACATTTGCATATGAAGCAGGTGTAAACTATGAAGGCGACCTAAAGTGGTTTGTGATTCTAGTTGACTGTGGGGTTTGTGGAGAATCCTATGAAGAAATAATGGAAGTGAGGACTGTAAATGAGTCTATTGAAAATAAATGAAAATAAGAATAGAGCGATAATAATAGTAGGTAAAGACGGAACAGACAAACTGAACAAGGCAATGGCACTTGTATCTGATGAGCCTATTGTTCGATATGCAAATGAGTTTGACATAGAGGACAACTACAGCCTATCAGCAGATGTCGGTATCATCATTCGTGAGTGTAATTACAAACCGAATGTCGATTTAATCAGGAGGACTATCCTAGAATACAGAGGTCAAGTGGTTCTTACATCCATCAATCAGAAGGATGTGCCGAAGAAACTGTTCAATCTATGTAAGTTGAAGCGTGGCAAGAAACTAGATGTCGATGAAATCAAGGAGTTAGCACCACGTTCTGATGAGCCGCACAACTATGATGTAGATATCTTCACACTGGTTGGAGACTATCTGCGTAATCCCGATAGGGAGATTATCATGAACACCCTGAAAATCAGCGAACCTGCTGACGTTCAATTCATATCTTGGCTAGCACCGAACATACATCCCAACAAATTGATGTTCCTTGATTCCAAGGTAAAGAGAAGGTGGAATAAATCATACTTCTACGAAATGCTTGCTTACTCTCACGACGGGAGAATGCAAAGGAAGATGACACCACCACAAAGAAAGAAGTATTCTGAAATACCGAAAATTCTACGAAGGTTAAAAATGCGGGATTCTCAAGTTTATCTTTTGAAAGACTTAATGAAAAACCCTGATTTTCAAGACTATTGTAGAGAAACCCTAAGTTCGCTACACACGCGCACGTTAGGTCTCGGTGAGAAAACAAGGAGAAAGAAGACAACACCAGTACAACCAGTTACCACACTGTCAAAGTGGTTAGATTAAGAATGAGGAATGAAAATGTTATGGACAGAGAAATATAGACCAAAGAAGATTGCTGATATAGTCGGACAATATAACTTCACGATTGATGCAGAGAGTTGGGTATCACAAGGAAATATGCCCAATGTTCTATTGTACGGTGTGGCAGGTGTAGGTAAGACTGCTGCTGGTATCGCACTGGCAAATGATATTCTGAAGGATGACAAGCCAAGCAACTTCTTTGAAATCAACGCATCAGACGACAGAAGACTAGAGACAGTCAGGAACCAAATCAAGGACATTGCTTCCACGAAGAAGATTGGTGACGTACCTTTCAAGATTATACTTCTTGATGAGATGGATGGTATGACCAAGGATGCGCAGAATGCATTGAAGAGGATGATGGAAAGATACTCGGACAATTGTAGATTCATTATCACTTGCAATGACAGACACAGGATAATACATCCACTTCAATCGAGGTGCGCTAATTACAGATTCGATAGATTGCGACCACAGACTATGCATCTTCTATTGACGAGAGTATTAGAAAATGAGGGAGTTAGCCATGTATCTAGCGATGACTTGGAAATCTTCATAGGCTCCCTTCATGGGGATATGAGACGAGGACTTACTGAATTGCAGGCTGCAATCTACAGCAAGTCTTCGCTATTGAGTCAGATTGACAAGAACTTAGAACCCTATACTGAAATATTGCAAATGATTGATGAAAATAAATATGATAATTGTTTAGGTAAGGTGCATGATTTGTTGTATAATTCGGTTGACATGAGAACAATATGTGTTAATATGCACGATGTCATAGTTAAGACAGATATGCCAGCCGCCAAGAAGTTCAAATTACTTAGGGTAGTCGGAGAAGCAGAGTGGAGAAGCAGCAATATGACTCCAAAACTACTTGCTTCTTGGATGATAGGACAGATGATTTGATGATTGAGTTTGTTATAGGTATAGTAATATTGAGACAAATAATAAAGTGGATGGATTCACCTAGAAGGAGATTTTAAAATGAGGTATGAATATGAAAATGGATTTGAACAAAGACGGCGTAGTGGATATTGAAGATATCAAACATCTACTACTTCGGTATGAGATAATAGCGTTAGGCGGTGCATTGCTGATTGTACTGCCTACATTAAACACGCTAAATTTAATCAGCGTAGATTCCAATTTCTTTTGGATATTGTGTGGCATAGTCATGCTGACAGAAGGATTAGTGGAATTAAAACACGAAAGAAAGAAAATGAAAACAAAGGAGGAAAATGAAAATGAATGATGAAATAAAGAATGAAATTGAAAAAGCAGCAGAACTGCTAGGGATGTCCCTAGACGATGCGATGGCTAAGTTTGAGGAAATATGTTCCAAGAACAATGTCAACGTAGAAACGGAGGGCTTGTTAGCCCGAAGTCTTTGGAGACAGTTCTTCAGTAATTCTCGCAATGCACTGAAGAGACAAGGCACACAGACGACCTCTACATCAGGTAGTAACAGTCTATACAAGAAAGCATTCGGCTTCTTTGTCTCCCTCAACCCTGCTATGGATATGTCTGCACGAAGCCGTGAAAGACTAACGAACGAGTACATGAGAGACAGTGATATGACTTACTCTCTCGGAAGAGTCGCTGTCTTTACTGAAGACGGTGACGGATACGAAGCAAGGATGATGCGAGATGGTGATGAGATTGTCAAGCATATGAAGAACTTGCCTGATAACAATGTAGAGGTTGACAGTGGTAGATTCATTGTACCGCTTGACACTCGACAGGGTGACTGGAACAAGAACTACGGTAAGCCACAGCCTGCATCCGAGTATCAGAGAAAGGGCGTCTTCGTCGGTGAAGTAGATGGTAATATGGGAAAGTATTTCTTCTCCTACAAGAAGCAGTTTGCCAAGGATTTTGAGCCAAAGACCTTTGAGTTTATTCACTTCGATGTGATACCTAATTCAAATCGTGATGATATGATTCATGGTGGAGCAGGTCAAACTCTTGAGTCATTGGTCTACAACGTAGACCTACCTGATGATTCTGAGATGAAGAAGGATGTCAACAGCATCATAATACAAGATGCAGTTATGGAATACTGCGGAGGAAACTACAGTCCTCTGATTGACCTTGATAGGTATCATCAGGTTTCTCAGAACAAGGCAAATTGGGATGATAGATTCGTCTTCACAGATGGAACCGTCAACAGCATCAACGCTACGCCCACTGCTAACGGCAACAGGATTCTAAATCTAGATGACTTGAACACTGACTTCGATTTCGATAACGATGGATGGAGCGGCACAACCTGCTGGATTCCTGAGAACATTAACATCGATTTCGGTATAGGTTCTCAAGTGATAGTTGTGGGTAGAACATCCCAAGGCGTAGACCCTGATGGAAACATCAGGCCAGCAAGCATCAATGTAAACGGTCTCTATGTCATTAATGCTAGAGGCGGTAGTCCTGAGAATGTAGACTTCGTAGAAGAGTCAGAAGATTGGTTCTTTGATTGAGGTGCTTAACATGGAATACAGTATGAGTGCTGATTCCAACGGGAGTCTCGTTATTCATGGGAGAAGTTTTGCCTTCCTCATGGATAGCGTAGACTTCCTAACTTGGAAGTACAATCCCGACACCGGAGACTATTGGACGAAGTTTCACTTTAAGAACAAGGATGTAAGGGTCAAACTATCTCTTACAGAACTTAATGATTTACTAAAACAATGGATGGGCATTACATTTAGCCCTGATGAATATAAGAATGGTGATAGATATGAGTTGGACAACAACAGATAAGACAAAGGCAGTAACAACGAAAGAATCTGATGAAGGCAAATATGCTCTTCGCAAGAGGGCTATGCTTGAGCAGATAAAGCAAGCACAGGAGAACAACAAGTCATTCCTGTGTCTCGGTATTTGGGGAGAACCCAAGTCTGCTAAATCGGCAACGGCTATGGATTTGTTGACGGAAGAAGATATCAAGAACGATATGAAAGTTCTAGTATTCGACTTCGACAACAGAGCAATAGACGTTAAGAGGAATCACTACGGTAACGTGGAGAATCTAATTGTGTATAACCCGATAGTCAGGAAGGATGGAAGTCTAGTTGATTTCGATGAGACTATGGATAATGCGAGAGCGTTCTATCAAATGGCATTGGAGTTGTTAGAGGAAGGTAAACTGAAGGCAGTCATCGTGGACGGGGCAGACAAACTACTGACAGATGTTTGTGAGACTAAGATGCGTGAGAAGCATGGTATGGATGCTGACACTGTAATCAAGCAACCACCGTATGTTTGGGGTGATAGAAACACTCCTTACAAGAACTTCTTGCACAAGCAGATACTAGAGATGCAATGTCATCGAATAGTGATTGCTCATTCTAAGGACAAGTATGCTGGTAATCCAAACCCTGTTGGCGTTGAGGCTAACTGGCATTCAACAACAGAGGACATCTTTACCGCAACAGTCAGGATGTCTAGAGACATCAGGAAGAATGGTGCAACCTTCACCGCTATGGTAGAGGCAAGTGCTAGGAAGCCTGAGATGATAGGCAAGAGATTGAAGGTCTTAACCATCGAAGATGGGAAGGTAGACTGGAACGGTTTTCCTGAAATAAAAGCAGGAGAACTTTGAACGTGAACGTAGGTGGGGTGGGGTAACACCCATCCCATCTACACTACGAAGGAGGAATAAATATGAGAATAGAAATAGACAATAAAACACTAATGAATGCACTAGAAGATGTGTGGATGAAGGGAAAGTATCACAACGGAGACACAGCGAAGAACAGTCAATTGACAAACTACGCAGAATTGGAAGTGATAAGCGATAACCAAATGAACCTGTACAATGCAGATAATCAAACCATTTGCAGAATAACCGTTCCAATACTGTCTGTCACCGATGAGAGAAGTATGTTTGTAGTCGAGATTGAGAGGATGCTCAAGTATCTCAAGACATTCACAGGAGACAGGATTACACTCAAGGTAGGAGACCACATCATTCTTCATGACGAAGGTGGTGGAAAGAAAGCCGGTCTTCCGTTGGTTGTAAGCCATCCAAACATATCTATGATTGCAAGGATTCAGGGATTCACCATAACACCGGAGAACCCCGTTTGGAGTAAAGTATCATTCGAGTCTGTGATTACAACAGGTTCGACTATACTTGCTGATGCAATCAAAACATGCGATGTAATCAACAACGCAAAATATCTGTTAGACACAGATAATCGACACTTCACCGTCTCAAGTAGAAGGTCTGACATCGACAAGGTGGATGTCATAGTCTCTACAACATCTATGAACGGTGAATCAGCAACAGTGGAAGTGACTGGACAGTTCCACAAGTTCTTTCGTGGCTCTGTGCCTGTAACTATCTATCTCAGAGATGAATCCCCTGTCATTTGGCAGGGAACAGATAGAGTATTAATCAAAGCCCCATACTTAACTAGGTGATATTATGATAATAGCAAATACTGAAGAGGGTATTCTTCTACGTTGGAGAGATGAGGAAGAGAACAGAAAGGATAGGAATATTTCTTTCTCGGAGTTCTCCCCTTACTTCTTCATCGAAAACAGAAACCATGCTCTGAAAGACAAGATTGTTCTACAGGAGGGTAGGTCAAAACCATTCTTCGTAAATCTCTTCTATGAAGAAGGAGATTGGGTTAATCTTGACGGGCAGAGACTATTGAAGGTGACTTGGACGCCATACAAGACTCGCTATACCAAATCAGGGAAGATGATTAGTAAGATTCGTACTAATTTCCACAACAGGGGAATCAACACCTATGAGGCAGATGTGAGACATCACTACCGCTATGCCGTTGATGAGATTACAGAGATGCCACAATATCGAATGCGTAAGTGGTATTGGGATATGGAGTGGATGCAAGGTGGAGAGCATGATGGTGCTATTACTGCTATTGTTGTTTACGATAACTTTGATGACGAGTATTACACTCTTACTTGGCAACCTGACTCAGAAGAATCTGAGAGAACTATACTTGAGAGGTTCATTCTAATGATTACAGAGAAAGACCCGGATATGCTTATCTCATGGTTTGGTTGGAAGTTCGATGTTCCTAAATTAATTGAGAGATTAGATGTCAATGGCATCGACCCAAGACTACTATCGCCTGTTCAAGAACTCACAGGTGTTGAATGGTCTATCAGTCAGGGTAGTCGTATTCTTAAGAAGAAGCAGATAGAAAACTACTCTCCAATAGCACAACCAATCAAGGGTAGAATCTGTGTACCTCTAGACTTAGCGTTTGAGAGACAGTGGAATGATGCTCAGAAGGGAACACTACCATCACTATCCTTGGATTATGTATCAGAGCATGTGCTTGGAGAAAAGAAGTTAGTCAGTGAGAAATTTCCTGATAAGAATGAATTCTTCAGGAGAGGTTGGCAAGAAGACACAGAGACCTATCTAGATTATGCTTTGAAAGATGTAGAACTAATCAAGAGGATAGACGATGAGAACTTCACAACTGAAGCCATCATCTCTTTACAACTTTTACTAAAAGCACCATTCGACGCTTGCTTCTATGCTAGCAACATGGGTGGAATATACTTCATGAGAAATGCTTCATGGAAAGCCCCTACGGGTAGGAAAGGTGACAGGGTGGACTATGATGGGGCAATGGTCTATGACCCTCTCAGCGAGGGTACGAACGGCCTGCATTTGGGTGTTGCAGCATTCGACTTTGCTGGTCTATATCCAAGCATGATGATTGCAAGAAATATCTCTTGGGAAACCAAGTCAGAAGCACCAACAGAATTTGGTGTAAATCTGAGAACACCAAAGGACTTCTCTGAAGTAAAGGACAGTGACATGAGATATTACAAGACGAATGAACTAGGGTTGCTACCAAAAGCAGTTCTAGAACTCAAAGAGTTGAGGAACGAATACAAAGTGAAGATGAAAGAAAGTGAAAGTAAAAGTGAATACGCAAAGTGGAACAACAATCAACTTGCTGTCAAAAGACTGATGGCTTCATTCTATGGTATCATCGCATACCAAGGATTCGGTTGGGCTGATGTTGATTTGGCTGCTAGTATAACTGCTAGTGCTAGAGAAGCAATCAGGGCTGCTGCGTTTAAAGTGAGGGAACTGTGATGCCAATAAAAAGTGCAAATATTGAATTTTTAAAGAGTGAGAAAGGGAAAACACCTGAGAAATCAGAGTCTGAGTTGAGAAAGGAGGCTATGAATCAGATATTAAAGGATGCGAGGAAGTTATTGAGCATTTCAAGTAAGGTTCTGTTCGTTTCTGTATTCGTTTACGGTTTGTTCTCGCTTTTACAGGATGTGAATGTAATATGAAGGTAGTTTATGGTCATACTGATTCGATTTACGTCGATGTCGAGGATAACAGCATAGAGACTGCTGAAAAGGCTCTTAAAATACTGAATGAACATGTTAGAGAACTCTTTCCTAATGTAATGGGGCTAAAAGAACATCCTGTGACTCTAGAGTTTGAGAAATACTTCCGAACATTGGGCGTTGGAGCAACAAAAAACAGAAATGCCGGTCTAATTACTTGGAAAGACGGAGATTTTCTAGATAAAGAAGAGTTCGTTATGACAGGATTCACTGCAAAGCGTGTTTCCAACACTCAATTGGCTAAAGATGTGCAATTGAATGTACTCAACATGTGGGTTGAGAACAAATCAGAGAATGAGATTGTAGACTACCTGAATGAAAAGTACAATGAGGTCGTGAATGGAAGATTACCAATAGTAGACATACTCAAAAGAAGCCGATACAGGGAAGAGAGATTCCAAGTAGTGTGCAACAACTGTCGTCAGACCAGTTCGATGTTTGATTTGATGGAGACGCCCTGTTGTGGTGCGCCTAAATCATTCAAGACTCTTGGTGATAAGAGACCAACGGTTGGTTCAGGTGTAGAAGGTGTTCTGTTTAGTCACAGTATGGGCTATCAGTCAATAGATGACTCGTATCTTTTTCTAAGGATAAAGAACTGTAATCAAACTTATATCAATCCGATTATCGATAAGGCAGTAACGCCAAACTACGTTTCGTTCTTACTGAAGGAAGACTTCGACGGCTTCACTCCTGATTGGCAACACTATGCAGATTCTGTAGTCAAGAAAGCAGAGCCTGTATTCAGAGCAATGGAATGGGACTTGAATCAGATAACTAAAGACAGAAATCAACGGGGGCTAGATGAATGGTTCTGAAAACACTATACAACAGCCTCTCTTGGAGTAACAAGCGTAGGATAAGCATATTAGCAGGACATTACTATAAAACGAAAGAATGGTTTACAGGTCTAATAAATAAAAAACAGGTGATAGCAGATGAGTCAGAATGAATACACATACCAATGGCAACCCGAAACATACGGGAATGAAGAAGCACCAATATTGAAAATATCAAAATCGTCTCTTGGCTCATACCAATGGTGTCCCAAGAGATATGAGTTTCAATACAAGGAACGGCTTCCAATAGAAACAACAGATGTTATGATTAAGGGAAGTATAATCCATAATTCTAGAGAGGCTTTCTTCAACGCTTTCGACATTAAGAAGGCAGAGAACCTATCACACAACGAACTGGTCAACTACTGTATGAGTCTGCATCCTATAGATGACTACACCGAGATGTATGAAGCAATGTCTATTTTTGAAGCAAACAGATTCATGGAAGCAGTCAACGATAACACCACTGACCAGTTTTTACCCGTCATCAATGAAGTGATGTTAGATGCTAAGTTTACAATCCACAAGGATGAGAACCCTAAGTATTCGTTGCAGAGAGATTATGTTGTTCATCTACAAGGCATAATCGATAGGATGTTTCAAGAGGGTGATAAGTACATACCGATGGAATTGAAGACTGGCGGTTGGAAAGATTGGAAGAAAACCATGATGAGAAAGGAGATGGCATTTTACAAGATACTGTTTGAGCATACTCCTAATGACAAACTCATTGATATGGGACTAGACCCTGATATACCAATCTCTCATTGGGCTTGGTATTATCCTGCTGCAAACTACATTTACATCGAAGAGGCGAAGAAGAGTAGTATCACTGCGGTCAAGAAAGGAATAGCAGAGATGATTCATTCCTATGAGACGGGAATATTCCCAACAAAGTATTTTGCAAAGACCTGCTCTAATTGTAGTTTCTTCGGAATATGCGATGCCGCTAACACAGAGAGTTGGTTCTGATGAAATGGGAAGAATACTTTAGAAGAAGAAAAGAATATAGAGAGAGGTATAAGAATGATAGATAAAATGGTAAAAGAAGAATTGAATCAAAAGGTATGGTCTTTCTCAGAGATTGCGAATGTATCTGAGACAGTAAACAATCTAGCAGAGACATTGTATGAGAAGATGCCTACTACTGATAAACTGAAGATGGTATGGGAGACAGATGTGTTTGCTGAAGAGAGAACACCATTCGGTCAGATATACATGAATACAGTAATGACAGAATTAAGAATAAAAATAGCAGAAATCGTTAGAGTAGAATTACTTGAAGCGAAAGTCTCGTTTAAGGAGGTTAATAAAAATGAAAATGCCAAGAGAAGTGTGGGCGGGAAGTCATCTAAGAAACGCACCGCAAATGAAAAGAAGAGTAGTGAAGACGAAGAGTGAATTTCTAAGTTGGTTCAATTCCTTCAATGGGAAGATGAACTGCTATACGACAGTCTATGACTTCGATGAGTTTGTGAATGGAATCAAACTAGATTACTCTGTCATCCTAGACAGGGCATTCTTAGATTTCGATGCACACGATGAGCCACTGGATAATGCATATTATGATTTGACAGAGGTAGTCTCTGAGTTGATTAAAAAAGACATTGTGTTCAAAATGTATTTTAGCGGGAAAGGCTTCCATGTCTTTGTTTATGGAGAACCAGTAGATGATATCCGAAGCATTCAGCAGTATTATTCCGAAATCAGTAATGGTATTGATACGCTTGATAGAACGGGTATCCAAACTAATAGGTTGAGAAGAATACCTAACTCTATGAATCTAAGTAGTTCAGATGAGAATGGTAATCCTTACTACTGTATTCCCCTTCTTATAGAAGACTTGATGCACCCGTTGGAGTACATTCTAAACTTGGCTAAATCACCAAGAAAAATACAGAGTTCCAACGGGACTAAACTCGCTGTCTTTCCTGAGATGAAACCTATTGAGATGTCAGATGAAGAAGTCGATATACCAACGCCGATTGGAAGATTACCAATACTTCCTTGCTTGCATAATGCAATCACAGTCGAGAATCCTAGTCACTATGCTAGAGTCTATCTAGTGCAGTGGTATAGAGACCTGCTTAGTTTAGGAAACAGGAATACCACAGTAGAGCAGAACGAACAGATAACTGCTGCTATCATGGAAGAACTAGAGACCATTGCATCTAAGGATGACATTTGGTTGGATTGGGATGGCAGAACCACTACTAAATATGTCAAGGGTATTGTAGATAAAGGATACAATGCACCGAGTTGTAGCAATGTCCTTATCCCGCAAGGATACTGTATTGGAAAATGTTGGAGGTATTACGATGGAAGTGCTTAGAATAGACAGTAGAGAAAACTCAGAGTTGACTAAGCATGTCATAGAAAACTGCTCACAGATGAACATACCATATGAGAAGCAATGGTTGGATGTTGGTGACTATGTATTCGCAAATGTATGCATAGAAGCCAAATCATCTTTCGATTTCTTACAGTCCATAATCAACAAGAGACTGTGGAATCAGATAGATAACATGGATGCCACCTATCTGAACAATGTAGTTATCGTGTACGGTTCATTCACTGATGCATTTGAAAATTATGTTTCGTATGTCAAGATGACAAAGAATCAAACTAATCAAGCAAGGATGTTGAAGAACAAGTTCGATGGAGCATTTGGTAAGATAATACTGGATACAGATTGTAGTATCATTTGGGTAAACGATGCTAGGAAAGCAGCAAGGTTGATTTCTGTCATATGCAAGATGCAACCAATAGATAGAGAGATACACATGCCTTCTCTTGTTAGAAAGAGAATAGCAACAAGTGATTTAAGAATTGATGTACTATGTACAATTAAGGGCATAAGCCCAAAGAAAGCAAAACTCCTGATAGATAAATTCGGGTCTATCATGGAGTTAGGAGAAGCCTCTGTAGAGGAAATTAGTGAGTTAGATGGGTTTGGTAAAGTAACTGCCAAGCGTCTTATTGATGTGCTAAATACCGAAGATAAAATGGTGATATAAATGAGTGAAGATGAATATAGTTATGATGATGAAGATAGATTGTATTATGAAGGACTTGCAGAAGTATCTGCTCCCTTACAACCAGTGAACAGCACACTGCCTAAGATAGTGGAGCAGTTTGTGAAGAGTGCAGTTGATGTATCGAAATACAATGAGATACCTGCTGCAATCGGGTTCTTCGTAATATTAGGACAGATATGCAAAGATATGGTTGCAATACCTAGCGGTAGGAGGGTCGATGACACTAGAATACAATTCATTTGGATGCAGACTTCAGGTACTGGAAAGACAGAGATGTACAACTTCTTCGGCCCTGTAGCAAATGAGACCTTCAGGATTCTGAATGCAAAGTACAATACCAATTTCGATGTGTTTTCTGTTGACGATACTACAGATGCAGCGTTGATTGGTTCTATGAAAATAGAAAGAGAAGCAGTTGATGATGGGGAAGGGAATGTGACCTATGAAGATGTACCAACTCAAATCGATGGTGGGTTTGAGGGAAGTGGATTAGTCGCATATGACGAGTTTGAATACTCAGGCGTCTTCAAGCAATCTCAACACAAGGAGAATGTAATCATGTACCTGAATAAGTTCATGAACACGCTACATGGTGAGAACTGGATTATCAGGAAGAAACTTCGTGATGGTGATATGATTGAATGTAGATGTCAACGCAGTATCTATGCTACCACCTACATTCCTAAGATGCTAACAAATGTCATAGCAGAAAAGGGTGTAGTGCAAAGAACACTCATCTACATCAAGGAAGTTCCACAAGAAGTTCAAGATGAGTTGAGGGAGAAGGTTCTAGATGAAGTCGGCACAATCAAACCTAGAGATGCACCAATCAAGAAGTTCGCCAGCAATTTCTCTGTAATCTACGACTGTCTCAAGGAAAGATACGAAGATGCAGGTGGGGATTCGCTTAGGACGATAAGGTTCGGCAGAGGATACAATGACGCACTGAAGAATGAATCAATCAAGATGAGGAACTATGTTTCCAACAGTAGACCCGAAGTGTTTGAGATTGCTGGTAATTTTATTACTAGGCTAAATCAGACAATGACTAGGCTCTCAATACTGTGCTGTATCGCTGAAGCACCCAATATTCCTGATAAGGAAAATAGGTATATAGTCACAGAAAGACATGCACGACAAGCCTCTTCACTTATTCGACAATGCTATAAATCGCTGGTATCGTGGCTGGATGTAGCCTTAAAGGTGAAAACTCATGCATTGCATGAGCGAGTGAATGTAAATGCGTTTAAAACTGCATACAGAAAGTTGTTGAAGAAAGACGATGATGGTTGGGTGAATAAAGCACTACTACTAGAAAAAGTCAGAGAAGAAACGAAAAAAGGACAGGCAACAGTATACAGACAGTACAAGGAGATTTCAGATATGTTTGAGGACAAGAAAATCGGTGTTCGGGCATATGTGAGAATGAAAAAGGAGGAAAAGAAAAATGAGTAAAAAAGATACATATGAGCATCAGTTTTTGGTGTTCAACGTTAGTGATGGCCCGAAAATAATAAATGAGTCCCTGAATACATATGGGAAAGATGGATGGTATCTATCGACAATGATAACAGTTGGCGGTGGAGAACACCTAGTAGCATGGATGGTCAAGCCAAACCTAATCGTTGCACCTAATCCAGCAGAGGCTCAGGCTAAGAAACTTGCAAATCTTTGGACAGGGGATAGTGACAAAGAATGAATGTTCTAGCCTTAGACATAGAAACGAAAAACTACTCCCATGAAATCGGGGGTTGGGGAAACACGCATATGTTTCAAGTTTCGACTGTCTGTACATGGGATGGAAGACAAGGAACTGTCTACATCGATGAGCCAATAGGCTCCATCAGAAAATCCAATGTAGCAGTAAAACCACTTTCTCAACTCAAGTTTGACCTAGATGAACATAGGCAAAATGATGGTGTATTGTTAGGACACAATATAGTCTCATTCGACTTAGCGGTACTCAAGAATTCAATGGACATCTACTGTATTAAGGAATACTTGGATAAGAAAGCATACATAGATACCAGTAGGATACTGAACAAGGAACACGGTGAAAGATACAGTCTTTCCAATCTAGTTCAGAACACTCTTGGAGCAGATAAGTTGATGGACAGTTCTGATGCACCTATGGTATGGAAAGCAGGTAAGTTCACAGAAGTTGCAGACTACTGTTTGAAGGATTGTGAGTTAGTTTACGACCTATGGATTCATGGGAAGGAAAATAATATCATAAAAGGATTTTCAATAGAAGAAGAACAAATGAAGGAATTGGAGGTGATGTGGTAAATGAGTCCTTGGGAATGGTTGGGCTGGATTGTCTTTGTCATGATAATTTCTCTATTATTCTTTGCTGCGTTCGGTAACAGCAAATATACCGAATCCAGTATCGAAGAATACATGGAGAAATTGATTGAAGAAGAAAGTGGTCGCAGTGGCACTCGCTAAAATATGCTTTCTTTGTTCAAGGGAAACAATCCCTAGAAGAATACACGGTAAGGTTGTTGGGTCTTCAGAAACCCTTCATATTTGGCAATGTAGAGAATGTAAAGCGTTGTGGTCGGATAATGAGTAAAATCATTGTCTGACCCAACGCCCTTTTTTTTGGCAAAATTTTTTTTGCGTTTTTTTTGAGTTTCCTGTTCACATAAAGTCGGAATTTATTTTTACTTGTTGGTGTAGAAACTACACTATGAGTAAAACGAATAGTGCTATGTTTATCCGATGTTTAGAAGAGATGTTCAAAGAATGGGATGATGAATGATTATATGGGAACTGTGTTACGGTATATGGTGTTGGAGTAGGTT